CACTGTCTTGTGTTTCTTCTTGATATTGCTCTTGTGGTTCCATTGGATTTCTAACAATGATAAAAGACTGATCAATATTGCAACACTGGCCTAAGTACTCTTGTAGTACTTGCGATGTTGTTGGATAGTTAAGTTCTGTTTCAAAATATGTTACTTCCATATTTTGTAATTGTGGAAAATCTAAAGGACGTTCTTGAATTGGTGTTTTCTTGCCCGAAGTCATATTGTTAACTCCGTACTTTTCTAAACATGTCTTTAGCATGTCTTCACAATTTTCTGGAAGCACTCCTGCTATACCAATTTTAAAAGGATATACCTTTTTTGCTTCTATTAAAAATTTTTCAAACGTCATTGTATTAGTTCCTATATATATTATTTATCTGATTGGACGCTTTTTAACTTCTCTAAAAGACTGTTGCGATCTGTTACAACATAGCCTTCACCGTTGACCATGTCGCCGTCACCAATGCCTCCGTCTTTGTCCATTTTTTCTTTTTTAAGTTGTAAGTCGATCATTTTTAGTTTTTTATCTAACTTAGCAACTTTAGCATCTAGGCCTGTTTTTAACATACCGCCAGCAACTTCAAAAACTCTGCCGCTATAACGTGCTTCTACATTCATACCTAGATCCATTAGATCTTCGTATGCTGTTAATGCACGTTCAGCAATATCATTAAGCTCCTCGTCTGCCATTTTGCCTAAGCCTTTAACAGCCGGTAATGCAGAACTTATTTTATCAAACTCTGCAATATCTCGCAACGATTCTGTATGTTGCACAATAGGCGCTGGCTTAGCTCTAGCCTCTTCTATAATTTCTCTAGATTCTGGTAAATCTAACATTTCTTCTAATTTCTTAGTCATAGTGTTCCCTATTAACTACTAGTATTATTTATCTTCTTTTGCCTTGATGAAAAATATCATCCTCGGTTACTATTCTAAAAAAGATACCTTTTTGTTTGCACCATGCATTTGCTGCTGACCACTTGGCCTGGTTAACTACGAAAGCTGATTGATTCTGTCTTGATTTACCAACTCTTTCATGAAAAGATTGACTAGCTGGCTTTACTTCTATTAGTTCGACTTTTTGTTTGCCTTTTTTATCAATATACACTATAAAAAAGTCTGGTACATATACTGTGTGTTTTCCTGTAAAAGGATGTCTGTATGGAATTTTAATTGCTTCACTTGCCCATTGTGCAACACTTGAATGTTCGTCACAGAATCTCATAAAAGCAAATTCCCAACTTGATCTGTATGTTGGTGTTTTGTTTCCAACATACTTGTCAGGATTTTTTATATTAAATTTGCCCTGTGCGAACTTAGGCATGTTTAGTCCTCAAAGACTTCTATATTTCTGGACTCTACGATATTAGACTGTGAAGGAACTTGAAAGCCTAAACTACTAGTTTTACCTCTAGTATAGTTTAAAATTTCTGCAACTAATGCACTAAGTTGTGAATCATTTAAACCTTTTAATGTATCAAGTAATTTGAAAACAGGTACATTGTCTATCTTTGCTTGTTGTAATAATGTGCTTGCTATACTAGCACTAGCTCTGTCTTCAAAGCCTCTTTTACCAAAGTATGCTAACACAGCATCTACATCATTACTTGGAAATTCTAATTTTTGTTGATAGTAAGTATCAAATAATTCTCTTACTGGTTGGTCACTAGATGTGTAACCTGTTTGTGGTAAGTTTCCTTGTGCCATTATCCGCCGTCTCCTACTGTTACTGGTAGATTGTTTGCTGCCTGTGCAGCCGCTACTTTAGCTGCTGAAGAACTAGAATTATTAGTAGCACTATTTGACGTTGCGGTTGTGCCATCATTACTTCCGCCAGTACCGTTTGTTTTAGGTACCAATATACCTGGCAATCCGCCTACGCCTTTTTTACCTACATTTACAATAGCACCTGTTAAAATACTAAGTCCTTCTGCTTTAAGACTATCTTTACTTAAATTCTTTGCATTTTTAACAGTATTTGCTGCTGTTAATAATGTGCCTAGCCCAAAGGTACCGCCAGTAATATCACCTAGTACACTTGATGCTCCGTCTAGTATGCCGCCACCTCCGAATAAGTTACCTACGCCACCTCCGGCTACACTTAACGGACTTGGTGTCTTATCATAATGGTCTGTTGCAAACGTTGCAGGACTATCTTCTCCTACAGCGCCTCTACTATATAATACAGCTTCATAGTTAATTGTCATTTTATTTTCTGCAATACCACTACCATCTGTTTGATCCATTGTATCATGGCCCCAAGATTCTATGATAGGATTAACAAGAGTGTATTCGGTATATTCATGTCTACTAAATTGGTAAAGTTTTATACTTCTAAAAAACGGAACCATTTTATCGTTATCTAAACCAAATCGATATGATCTACCGTTTTCATCTTTATAATTTGAACGAGGATCGTAACTTGCTGTTATATCAGTAATATTGGAATCTCTATAATAATACTTATAGTAGGCTTCCATTAACATTGTTGTTAAGCCTTGATTATCATCATGCATAGTCATAGAGACTGGTGTATAGTCTATACGTGTTTGAACATTCTTTTTACGATTGTATGCATTTTTAACTTCAACAGAAGATCTATATTGAGGTAAGTCAACGTTCTTTACAAGCATATTCATTTCAGCTCTATGCCTATTCTGTATTTTAGGGAACCCTGCCAATACATCGTGCTTGTCGTCTTTATAAAAATTAAAATTTACAAAATAAAGAAATTTTGATTTAGGAGCAAGCCTAAATGCGTTGTCAACATACAATCTAGAAGCATGTTGAAAGTCACCCATACTACCTTTTGGGTTTAATACTCCATTAAAGAAGTTGTCTAAGAATCCGTTTAACTTGTTTGCCATACTAATATTTATCCAAAAAGATTAAGTACGCATATAAAAAAAAGGAAGCCTTATGACTTCCTTTCTTCTATTCTAATAGCAATCTTAGTTAACGTATTTTATACGCCGCCGCCTGTTACAAGCGTGTTAATTGTTCTACCAACTGACGTACCAATACCTTGTCCTACTGGAGTTTGGATAGCGTTGTCATATCTAATTGATAAAGCAATAGTTGCTGCGTCACTTGTTGCATAGTTTAATGAGTTGTAGTTAGCGTTTGTTAAGAAACAACCGTAAAGTTCGAAAGTTTCTAATATTCCAACTTCGTTTGCTCCGTTACCACCATCTAACACTTCAATACGTGTTAAGAATTTGTAGTCAATACCACTAGCTGCACTTGACTGTTCAAAGAAGTCAAATTGTTTCTGCAACTGTTCGCCTACCTGCTTCTGCACATTGTTGCTGACGTCATCACGTACATTCAATGTAATCGGCTCCCATGTATGCTTACCAGCTAAGTAACTTCTTGAGTTATATACATCTAATGTAATTTCCTCAAAAGTTATGTTTGGTCGTGTAACGTCCATAACTTGTTTTGTAAGTTCTGTCGTTGCGTTTGTAACACCAAAATTTTCCAATGTCACTCTAAAGCGATATTGTAGTTTTGGCATCAAAAGTCCCTGGTTGCTTGCGCTTGTGTCGCTCGCTAACGGAACTGTAATTTTTGATAATGTCGAGATTGCCATTTGTATTTCTCCTGTTGCTAGTATTTATCAAAGTAAGGACCCCTTTTTTCAGGGGTCCAATTACTTAATTAAAGTCCTGCAATTTCTCCTGTATTTTTAAGTCTTAATGGAATAAAGATGAATTCCACAGCTTTCACTGGTTCTATTGCAATGTCAAGATATAGTTCATTACGATCTATTCTACTTGGTGTGTTGTTTGATTCATCACATACAACTAGGAAGTCATAAAGTGCTCTTTGTCCAACAAGTTCTAACATTAGACTTTCTGCTGCACCTTTGATTTCATCTCTGGTTATTTTATCATTTGGTTCAAACAAGTATGGTTTTGCAAGTTTGTTAAGTTGACTACGTAAGTAGATAACCAAACGTGCTACATTGATTCTATCTAATGCACTTGCATTTCTTGCTCTTGTTTTCTGTCCAAATACTACTAAGCCGCTTCCGCTTAAGAATGTAATCGGGTTAACAGCATTGCTATAAAGTGTATCACGTTGGCCTTCGTTAAGTGCAATACTTACAAATTCGCCTTCGCTACTAATGTAACCTGCTGCTGTTGCGTTAGTTACGCCACCACGTCTTGTTCCTGCTGGAGCAAACCATGGAAAGCTAACTTGGTCACTTAATGCAATAGTACGTAGCGCCATGTGACTTGGTGGAACAACTACGTTGTTACCTGCGTTATCACTTGTAAAGCCACTTGGGTAGTAAACACCCATGTACTCGTCTCTGCTAACTAAACCGTCATCGTTATCTTCAACAGCTAGTTTAACGTTAGTGCCCCATTCATTTAATGAAGTTGCATCTGGTGTTAATCTCATTGGGCTGTCGCCTACAATAAATGCACTTAGTCCACGATCGTAGTTTAAGCTAACCATTTCGCCAATTAGTTCTGGATATGCTGGTGTTGCCATAACGTTAAACAATCTAGACTCATCATCTCTAATGTCATTTACCCATCTGTGTGGATAGTAACTAGCCATTGATTCGTCATTATTGAATCTGCCGTTAGTACCGTTAATGTCTACATAGTTACGCTCAAAACGCTTAACGTTAAATCCGCTTCTACGTAAATTCCATAGCAACATACCTTTTGGGTATAGTGCTGGGTCTGGAGCATCTGGGTCTAAGTAGTTATTTGTTAGTAAATCAACAATAGTACCTTCTTCAGCTGCATTTGCGCCTGCTGTATTATAACGTGCATCTGCAAACAATATACCGCTTTCAGTAGTTTGGTCTGCTGTGTCTAGTAATGTGAATTTTAAGTTAACACCGTCATATCTATATACTAATGGATAGTTTTCTAAATCTGCTGTGCTAATCCAAAGATCACCGTCTACTAACGCTGAAGCATCTGACTGTGTTGTAGGTTCTGTTGCTGAAACAATAGGGCCAGCTGGGTTAGTATTTGCATAATCTGAACTAAAGTTCTGATAGCCTACCCAAGTAGTACCATTGTGTATCATCATATCAACTTCATCAACAACACTGTTGTACCAAAGTGCGCCTTGTGCAGCCAATGCACCTGGAGCACCATCACTTGCTGTGAATATTGCTTTCTTCCAGTTACTTGCTGTTAATACGCTTCCTCTTGTGTATAAGTTAGCTGTTGTTGCAGGGTTACCTATTACAAATGATACAAAGCCAGCTGCTGCAAAGCCGCTGTTTGTGTCTACAATAGTAAAGTCGCCGCCTTGTATATGCTTAACAATTAATTTGTTATCTGCACTTACTTCTGCTTGAATGTTTTCTAATGCTGAGTTGTTAATAGCACCTGCCATTAAGTCTGCATCGCCTACAGCGCCTGTTGCTGTAAAGCTAATTGTTACAGCACTTTGTAAAGCTGTTTTGCCTGCGTCTGATTCAGCAATATTAAATGCATATGACTGAGCACTAAATGTAGCTGCTGTTATAACACTACCAGTAATAGTAGTTGCACCTGCGTTAGCACGACTGTAAATTGTAAATGCGCCTTGTGGTAGTGTAGCTGATTCTGCGTTTGATGCTACATAAGTAGTTCCTACTGGAAGATTAACTCCACCGCCACTTCTGTCTAATCCGTATAACGCTAATTCTGCTGTACCGTAAATTGGTGCTGTTACGTTATCAAATAATGCTGTGTTAGCATTGTAACGCTTGTACTTCCAATTTGCACCCTGGTTTGGTTCAGTAGTTTTTAACCAAACACTTCCTGTTGGGCGTGGTGTTGAATCGCCTGACTTAAATTCAGGTACACTTGTGTGAGCACTAAGTTGTGTTTTGGGTGCATCATAAGTTGCTGCTACTAAGCCTAATTTAGCAAGTAAACCATCTGTATCAGCAATAGTAATTCTTTCGTCTTCTGACGCATCATTAAATACATGGAACTTACCATCAATTGCTGCAAAGCTAATGCCTGCTGATTGGAAACTTGCATCTGCGTTTGCTGTTGCTACTGTAGTTGCTAAGTTTGTATCTTCTGTTACTGTGATAGCGGAACCAGCGCCTACAGTAATAGTCAAGTTTGTTGCACCGCTCAATGTCGGATTAGAAACTGTACCAGCTGTAACCGCATGTGAATTAATCCATGCCGCTGTTCCAACTTTTACCCAACTACCAGTATAGTTTCTGTAATATACTCTAAGTACATCTGTTGTAGCTTTAACAGCGTAATCGCCTATGTTACCAACTGACTCTTTAGGATCACCATTACCATCTAATTTTGTTGTATCTGTAATAACAATTGGAGTTCTTACGCTAAATGACTGACCGCCGGTGACGTT